GCATTGCCTCTTCTGTCATCTTGAACCCGCCAAGCGAGGCGTTGAATAGTCCAAGAAGGGGAGTGACGTAGGGGAGGGCAGTGATACCTTTGGATGCTAAAGAAGCAAACTCTCCTACGGGCTTATACCTATCCGCCTCCGTTGGTCTGTACAATGAAGACAGCTTCTCTGAGACGAGAGGTAAAAGCGTATTGTCAAGAGCACCGAGAACTGAACCAACGGGATTGCTCTGATTGACTTTGATGAGGGAGACTATATTAGGGTCTCCTTTTATTATACTCTTAGGCGTGACGAACATATACATCCCTCCTGCCTTGAGCGAGAACTTAGATGCGACACCACTTGTGAGTGCCTTATAGCTTGCCTCGTATGCCTTCGTTAGTCCCGACATAGCGAGGTCGGATGCTGAGGAAACTCCACCTATAACAGATAGTGCGTGCTCGTATGGGCTGTTGGGGAGGGATGGGAGCTTGATACTACCAAGTGCCTTGCGTATGGAAGCAACAAATGACGTTACAGCCTTCATCAGCTTAGCAACAATCTCATTCTCCTTCTCAGCTTGAATACGGCTTATCAGAGACGCTTTCTCTACCAAGGTGGAAGAGATGTCCGTGTATTTCGTTTCAAGCTCTTGTAGGAGCTTATTTGCCTCCTCAGTGCGTCTTGTGACATTCTGTTCTACTAAGAGCGTAGCTTTCATATCAAGAGCCTTGAGTGTTTCCGTTGCTGTATCCGTGAGGTGCGAAATCGTTTTATCCAGCTCTTGATTGAGTTTGGTCTTCGTTTCCATAATCTCGTTTACAGCTCCGTCAATAGCCGTGCTGACGTATCCCTTCATATAAGACAATGCAGTCTCCTTAGCGTGCTTCATAGCGCACTCGGCAGAACATACTCCGTCAAGGATAATATCAGACTTCTTGCCACAGACAATACACTCTCCTTGTAATGGAGACGAGAAGCGTCCCCATATCGTCCCAAGGTCAATAGGGTTCTCAAGAATGGAAGATACAAGTGCGCCTTCCGTCATACTCCAAAGAGAGGAAGCGATAGTCCTGGGATTGAGGTCTTGTTTCTTCTCGTTGATGAGGCGGATGGCTTCATCTTTGTATTGTTCTATTTTCTCCTTAAGCATTTCTATTCAAAAAGCCCATCGTTGATGGAGGGCATTCCAAACAGCCTGATAGTGTCGTTGATAAACGGCAAGACAAGCACCTTAAACATCTTCCCATAATCAGGCTCGGGGGCTACTTCAATAGGCAAACATCCAGCAGGGTATCCGTAGATAGGATATTCATCGTTGGTAGTGTAGTAATACCTGATAGCCTCATTACCTTGTATGAGCTTGTATTTATTACGAAGAGTGGTATCCTTTCGGATGGATAGGTTGTAATACCCTGACGCTTTCGTCTGAGGCATAGCACCCATAGGGAACTTAACAACACCAAGGGAAGGCTTGACCGATACGCCCTTTAGGACATCACCCACATTAACAAGGGTAGAGACATCATCAATACTACCGCAATGGAAGGCGGAGTAAATCTCCATTACCTTCTCTCCCATATTAATAGGGTTAAGGTCGTTATCCCTTACGGAAGCAAATACCCACTTGAGGAAGTCCTTCATCAGCTCTCTCGTGAACTCAGACTGAGTGGTAGAGATAGTAGGTATACCTGTAGACTTATCCTTCTTGTCGGTGATGACAGCATACTTATTCTTTGCGTAGATAAGCATATCTTCTGCAATGTCATCTACCTTCAAGTTAAGTAGATTACCTTGACATCCCATTCCCTTTGCATATACATCAAGGTAGTTCATCAAATATGGCTGAATGCCGTACTCGTCCAAGGATTCAAGGAATGGTATCATATCCTTATTGGAAATACCGAAGTATCTTGCTATGATGCCAAGAGCGTTGAAGGAAGAGTTATGGACGAGGACGTTGTTAGCGAAGAAACAATGCGTCCCCTCTACCTCAATATCGTATACATCCTCTTCCATCTCTCCGAGACTTACCACCTCGTCTATATCAACAAGCTCAAACTTACTGAACTCGTTGCAGATAAGTCCTTCTTCAATTTCGTCTTGCATATTCACTTTTAGGTTTATGCGGAGTGTGATTACTCCATAGTGATAGTGCAAAGATAAGAACATTCTCCTTTACAAGCAAACGCCCCTACACCGCAATGGGTATAGGAGCGTCCTTATATTCGTTAGTTACCATCTGCCTTTAGGGCATCCGTAGATAGACTTTCCTTCTTCATCCTCTAAGTACTTAGCGGCGCATTTGCTTGGAAGAAAGCAGTGACATATCCCGCACGTCATTCCCTTCCTATCAGGGCAGGATGAGCAGACGTTCAAACGCCTCCTCATCTGCACCTTGTTCTTCCCAAGGAAGTAGTTGTAGAACCCTGATAGGATTAGCCTTGGTCGTATCTTCATTACTCAAATAGTCTCAGAGGTATTTCGTAGAATGAGTCAAAGAGAACTTCATCAAGGACGGCTTGTCGTTCCTTCTCCCTGAGTTGTTCAAACCTTTCAAGAATATCCATGCTCGTTGGGTTGTCCATATAGACACGTTCTGCGAACTTCCAATGGTTCACTCTCTTCCACAGCTCTGCATTCGTTCTTCCTTCGATGTCTCTTATACCAACACTATACGAACGTGTGATAGACTTAGAAGGCTTTGGAATATACACTGAACCTGAAGGCTTTGCCGTGCTCGTCATATTGAACAGAACGCTACCGATGGTATTCCTTTCAAGGGAAGTGTAGTTCACAGAGAACTGCGTCCTTGTCTTGTAGGTAGCACTCAGTCTATTTGGGACACTATTGAGGGCATTCTCTCTTGTCTCCGATGCCATCGTAAGACCATACTCAAACGTCAATGGGTAGAAGTACTCAAAGGTATCAAGGTGGTAAGGGCTATAAACGTGAGCCGAGTTAGAATACACTTCTGCGTTGAAGTTGTCACTCGTCCTTACGTCACCCATCACCTTACCGCCAACAGCCTTGATGAAGTTATTGACGTTGAAGCCACTGAGTGCCTTTCTCGTACCAAGCCAATTCATTCTCTCCCCGAGTGTCCTATGTATCATAGGTACATTCATACCACCGAAGTCAAGAGACGCATAACCACGAGCACCACGTGGGTCTTCAAAGGTAAGCGGGATAGAACACATTGAGTTTTCAATCAGCTCTATGATATTCATATCCTCAACCCTCTTTCTCTTTTCAGAGATAATGGAGTCTTCAAACATCGCATTCATCTCCATAGCATCCTCGTAGTACCCATACTTGTCAATGTACCTTACCATCGTGTCTCCATTCATATAGAGTGGTACAACGAATGAAGGAATGGTCTTCCAAGCATCAACAGCGGAGATATTATCACCCTTCTTACCGAGGAGATTAGCGATACCAGCGAACTGAGTAGCTACATCTTCCTTGTGGATAATGGAAGTATCAAGCGTCTGAAGCTCTACCACTGCATTCGTCACAAGCATATTGTAAGAAAGAGCTGGACCTCCCGAGAAATACGTTGCAGTAGTAGGTGAAGCGTATATCCTATCAATCACGTTAGGTATCTGACCTCTGTCAAGTCTCTTGCTGATATAGTCCGTATACTCTTCGTTGGTCTTATACTCAGCAGGTCTTATCTTCTTGAGAGGCTCGTGTCTATACAGCTTCTTGTTGTATGCAACACTCTCATCCTCAGATACTTGGTTCATGGAGAAGGTGAAGATACCGAGTTCGCTTGGAGAGAACCACTTTTGGTAGAATCCACCAGCACTACCTTCTTCCTTACCTATACCGATAATATCGTGATACTGCATCAGGTTGATTTCACCTTCCGTAAGTCTATACGAAGCATCCTGAGCACCCTCAATGTTTACGCTTGATAGGGATGGCGATACTCTTCTGTGTAGGATGTTAAGCGGTATCTTACCGAACGTAAGAGGCTTCAGACCACCTCTGTTTGCAGGACTACGACCATTGGTAACATCTCCACTCTTAACGTCAGAAGCATCCACGCCCCAAGGCTCTACCACACCCAGCTCAAGGAATCTATCGTGGTAAGATAGACCATATCTTTGATTGGTCTTTTTAAGCGATAACGTTCCATTCGCCTTTGTGTAGATTTCATTGACACTACGATATGGCAGGAGCGAGCCATACGTGTTGTGCGAGAGAAGTGTATTGTCACTCTCCGATGCACCTGCCGTATAAGCGTTAGGTATGGTAGAGTCAAAGATGGTAGACTTGTCGTAGTTGTGCCAAGGGAAAGATGGCTCTGCTGTACGTGAAAATCTCGTTTCGTTGGTAGCCTTAATAGCATCCGTGAAGTCCTTGCCATATCCGACATTCTTAAAGGGCATATCATTGTAATCCACTGACGATACATTCTTCACCTTGTCGGTAGTCATATAGTCGTAGATGGATGTTGAGTAAACCCTAAGTCTGAGCGTCACCTTATCTCCGTCCTTGATGAAGATACCACTTTGGGTTTCGTCATACTTGATAGGACGTGGCGATATATTACTATTGGCGGTATTCGTCTCAAAGAGGATTTGCTTCTTCTGCTCTTCCGTGAGATTAACACCTGCGATAGTAACTCCTCTTACAGAAACATCTCCGATACCGCCACTACCGACTTGGATACGTCTGATATACTCACCGAATTTCTTAGCTCTACTTTCATCTACGTCAGACAGCATCCCGTTGGTCTTGATGTTCTTGACAAGCCTTATCTTCTGACGTTCGTCAAGCTCAGGTGCGTTCTGATACTTCAAGAAGTCGCTATAAGAGATGTCCTTGTTCACCTTATTACCGACACGTTGTAGACTAATAACACCATTCTTACCCAAATGCTTAGTTGCAGAGAAGAATGCTGGATGCTCTTCAAGGGGAACGGGGAACATATCTACATATACTCTTGAGAACATAAACCTTGCAAGGTAGCTTGCATAGAATGTATTTGCAAACTCTATCGTATCAAGGATACCAGCCTTCACCATAGCATTTCCATCATAAGCGTGCAGATGCTCAATGTAACAATGACTACCCGTATATACATCACTCAGTCTTGGTTTAGTCATAGACTCACCAAGGTGGTTTTGAAGTAGGGTATAATCAGCGTCTGTAGCCTTCTGTGCGGGAACATCATTTCTCGTCAGCCAAGCACCGAATATCGTGTTACCGATACCAAGGGCATTCACCTTGTCATTCTTGAGCGTCTTGTTCACGTTCTCATCACCAGCAAAGACACTTGCGTAGTTCTTCAGATAGTCTCTGATATGCTCCAGCTTCTTCCTCGTGTTAAACCCTTCACCTCGGTAGGTGACATCAATAAGAATGTCAATACCATAGATAGTTGATTCCACCTTAGGAGCATCCGTCCTCTTCACGGAGGTAGGCTTAACGCCCTTGAGCTTGTACCTATTTCTGATGCTCTCTATGCTATTAGCAAACCCATCCTTTTTGGACTGAGTTAGAGCGGCTGGTGCAGTGATTTCAGTAGGTGTAGCCCAAAGCTCATTCATATAGTCTTCCTTGATAGTAGCCCAAGTAAAGACATCGTACTTCTCTCTTGATAATAAAGTGCCAAACTTCGTAGCCTCATTATTCCCAGGATATAGGAATATGGGCTTAATAGAGTGTGGGTCATAAAGCATACCACCACTGATATTGACACCCGAGACCACAGCACCTGAGAGTTGCTCTCCCTTGAGGTCTGATAGCGATGAACACGTACCAAACATCATCAGAGGATTGAGCTTGTCCGTACCACCACTTCCTACGAGATGCTTGACGCTATATGGATTCCAAAGCGTCTCCATCTCACGAGCGTACATCTTGCCTCCATAAGCCTCTACCCCTGCGTGGGAGTGATTGTTTTTGAATGGAGCAGAGAACATCCAAGGTGAATGTTGCTTTACACCATCAACAGCACCAGCCTTAAAGGCAGTCATATCAGCTGACGCACCACCCGAGATAGATGGCGAGTTGAGGAAGTCTGTATGTGCAGAAGCCTTCTTCGTGTGAAGAGTAAACGCAGATGCCTTGATAATCCTACCGCTCTCCTTAGTGTAATCCATCAGGTTGATACCGCTTGCTTTTTGCCTTGGAGAGAATGCGTAGTAATCGTGTCTCCTACCATTGTTCGCATCAAAATGGAACTGAGCGAAGTTATGCGCACCCGTATATCTCTCGTCCTTAGGATTGAACCCATAGAAGAAGCAATCATTAGGAACGTCAATACCTCTGAGGGTAGAACGCTTGACATCATTCTTCGCTATACCATCAAGAAGGAGATGAGCACCAAGAGACCTTACGGCTTGTAGCGGAGCGGAGGTCTCCCCATAGGTATCAAGAAGGAAGTTGCCATCCTTGCCGAGTGAATCCACCTTAGTACCATAAGCAGGGTAAAGTGGGTATCCAGCATTTGGTTGTACATAAGGGTTAGTGCTAAGAGCCTTCACCTTTGGGTCTACCGATAGCCACATCATAGGACTACCCGTACCTCTATCAAGAGAGACTGCACGCTGAGCGAACTCTTCAAGCACATTGACCATCTCCTTGTAGACCTTATTCAAAGCACCACCCTTCGTCAAATCCATATCACGCATCTTGGTGATATTGGTGAAGGTGTTACTTGGAAGGTCGGTCTTCGCCATACATTCATTAAAGAATGCTCTCGCTATATCATCAATGAAAGGAACTCTGTCGCTACCTCCCTTAGTCTTGATAACTCGCTCTACTTCCTTACCCCATCGGTGTTCAAGGTAAAGGACATAAAGGACATTCAGTCTCCATACAGCGTGCAGGGTATCTCTACCATTTGCGTTAGATGCAGTCGTATGATACCTACTTGACGTAATACCATTGTACTGCTCGTAAGGTGTGTACTTACAGAAGAGGTCAGTGAAGATAGCCGCATTCTTGTTCTGTGGAGAAAGGCGTGCGTAATGGAGAAGGTAGTTACCTCTATGGTCTTTGACTGAACGTGCGTTGTTAGCCTTTACGTCATTGTAAAGGTCATTACCGAAGCTCTCCTGCGTTGTCCATCGCTCAAGGTTCTGAACGTCCCATCCATACTTGACGAATGGTACAGAGACGGAATTGATGGGCTTTGGATTAACGTGAGACCATATGGTAGCGTTATCTACATCAGCCGTCTTATTCAAAGCACTGATGAGCATATACTCACCGATAGTATCCGAATAACCTTTTCTCTTATACGAAGGAATAAGGAGAGGTGTCTTTCTGCCATAAGTACGTGAGTAGATTTCATACAAGCTGTTCTCGCCATTCCTGAGGGACAACTCTACGGGAACATTGTTAGCCGTCTTCCATCTGAATGTATCTCCATATTCAATAGCACTATGAAGAAGTGAGTTGAACACGAATGGGGTGAAGTCAAGAGACCCATCATCCTTATATGAATAAGGCTGACTGAGGAATATCTGCTTGTTGATAACAACCTCGTTCTCCTTGAAGAACTTCACCACGTTCTCATCATTAAGAAGGTCATTATACGTTGCCGTCTTATAGTAGCTCTGATTAGAGATACTAAATGCACGTTCGTGATTCTTTCCTTCGTATGTAGCGTGCGTGACAAGGGATGGTGTTAGGTACATCCCATTCCCCGAAAGAGGGAGACGATAGTTATCACCAGCACCCGAAGCGAATGGAACGGATGTCGTATGCAGTCTGAGGGCATCCGACATATATGGGTTTGCAAGCTCAGAGAGATACCATTCCTTCCCGAGGAGGCGAGGTCTCTTCTTTCCTTCAAAGATTGTCCCAGCCTGATTTTCAAGCCCCGTGGAGGTATTCAATAGCAGACCAAGGCTATCGTAGTAACCCCCTCTCGTATATGAAGTGCCGAATGCGTCTGCCTCAAGACCCTTCTCTGCAACGAGCTTCGTCATAGGGTCTACTGAACCAGCAAGGAATGTAGAAGAAATAAGCGTCAATTCGCTTTTTGATAAAGGATAGCTAAGCCCCTTGATACCCGTATTAGCAAAGTTTACCATCCCTTCAAACTCAACGCCTGGTGATTTTATCTCCAGCTTGTTAGCATAATAAAACTTCACGAGGTTAAGAAGAGCCGTCTTTGCCGTCTCAATAATCAGAACGCTATAATTTAAATCGTTAACATCGAAGTTCTTATCATACGTATTAGACATTGTCTTCAAGTAGTTCAGAGCAAGGGCATCAGCTGGAAGCCTATTCATCTTAGCATTCGTACTTGAAACGAGTGAGCTTATAGCGTTGTCAATAGAACGTTCTTGAAGCAAGTCGTACGCAAGCGACTCCTTATCCAAATGTGGAGCAGGAGAGTTGCTTAGTAGCTCGTTGTTAATCACATTGAAGGTTAACTTATGGATGTCCTTTGATGCGTTATACGAGCCAATGCGAGATGACTGATAGAAGGTGGATATTAGGTCTTTCCTTATAGCCAACTTCTTCTCTAAGTTAAAGCTCATAATCCTATCATCAGCATCACCCGTGTTGAATCTATCACCGAGAGTATCAAGACCATCGGTAGATGTGATAGAGTCATCAGAATTACCAAGCTCAAGTTCCTCAAGGGCTTCACGTACGGCTCTCTTTGTAGTAGCTCTGACGGGGTCAATAAGTGCAAGGTCTCCATACAAGCTACCGCCCGTGATACCACCTTCAAAGACACCACCGCAAGAGCTTAGAACGAGCTTCATATGGCGATAAGGGATAGACCCTAACATAGCCAAGTAACAGCTTGCAGGGATGAACGCAGAAAGGCTTGACATTGTGTCGTACTTAGCAACGCCATCTACCTCTGAAAGGTAATTTCTACGAATATCAATAGCACCAATAAGCTGATTGCCATCGGAGTTATTATCCATTACAGAGTCGTACATTTGAATGCAACTGCCATAGATAGTCGTAAAGAAACTTGGAGCTAAGATAAGTGACGTGCTGTCAAGAATCCTCTCATACAACTTTTTGTCCTTTATGAAGTCCAGCGTGTACTGAGCACCAACACCATAGGCACGAAGCATCTTGAGGTGCGCATCTTTTGAGATATACACCCAAGGGTAATATGCAAGCTGGTCGGCAAATACAAGCCCCCAATAGTATTGGTTATCCATAGCATCAGCCTTGTGTGGTGCTGCGGTCTTCTTATTATCCGAAGGTTTGCGCAACTCGGGCGATTGAAACCACCAACGTGATGTCATTGCAGTATCATGGAGTACAAGTGTCGCACCAAAGTCTTGTATTCTCTTTCTGTTCGGATAGAGACCTGAGGCATCTCTATAAGAAAACGCAATGCCTGCCGATGTCCCATTACCCTCCGTATGTCCAAGGATAGATTCAGATATAACGGCATCAGAAGGCCTTCTACTGAAGATTTCACTACCAGCGAATGATGGTACATTAAGCGAAGAAGAGAATGCCGTGAGACCTCCCAAGAAACCCATTCTCAGACCCGAACTTGCATATTCAGTCCTCCCCTTTATCCCTTCATGACCTCCATTCTCGGGAGGCGTATATTTATCAAAGAAAGATGCAGTACCATATAGGCTTGGATGCTCGTATCTGCTGTAATCAGCCATCTTAGCACCCGTATCACGAGCCTGCTCCTTCTGATTGTACCAACCTTCAAGTACGAAAGGAACAGCATTAGCCTCACCATTGATGTACCTATCGTGGTTTGGGATAAGAGGGAACTCCCTCTTCTGCGTTTCAGAGAGCTTAGGATAGGTATTATTCAGCCATTCGGTAAGACGATTAGCATATATCTTGATACGAACCAAATCAGAATGCAGAAGAGCCAGCTTGACATAAGCATCTACCTTGGTGATATAGCTGAAGTCTCTCCACTCACTAAAGAGCTGTTCATTGAGTGCCGTCTTCAGTTCAAACTCTACGAACGCATCTTCCATCTTATCATATCCAGGTCTATTCATCAGCGACTGAATAGAGATTTCAGAGATAGCCCAATTAAGGAACTTCACGCCAAGGCTGTCAAGACGCTCATCAATAGGCTTACCATCAGGATTATCAAAATCAACACCAAGAAGACGACATAGGAAGTCCCCGTACTGAACACGCTCGCCTTCTCTAAGGTATCTCGCATCCATACGAAGAACCATATAATGGAAGTCGGGTCGTACGTTGCTGTAATTGGTCTTGCCCGTAGCTCGGTCTACGAGGTTGCGTGTAGCAACACGTCTGTCGTACTTAGTAGCGTCATAGTCAGTCATATTCCTCACCTCAAGAAGGTCAAAGCTCTGCTTGACACGAGAGTGAAGTGAACTATATTCCCCACCTACATGGATAGTATATCTCGTCTTGGTGGCGTTAGCAAGCGTAGGATAATCATATGCAGAAGAATGTGTACCATAGTAGAAGTTTGCTTGGTTTTTCGCATCCATCCAAGCATCCGTCCCATAATCAACAAATTCAATGTTGTTTTCATCCCTACCTGCAAGAGAATCCAACGGCTCTTTGAGACCAAAGAGGAAAGAACCTGGCTGTACGGAGTAGTCCTTCAGGTCGTCAGACATCTGAGCCTTATAGGCGTTCAGAGTCATCTTCTTGAACTCAAAGCTACTCGTGTCATCGTTAAATTCATCATTATGGGGCTTTCTACCCGTTATCTCATATGGAAGATAGGCTACAGAGCTTGGAGCGTTTAAATCCTCATCAAGCCTTATCTGCATCCCATCAGGCATATTTCTATCAGATGGTACGAGGAACTTAACCCCTGAATAATAAGAGCCCCCATTAGAAACCTTTTCTGCCTTATGGAAATTCCATGATGGAGCTTTGCCTTTTATGTTCTTGAATACGAAGGGAGTCCTCTCAAGAATAGACCCGAGAAGAACCTTGTACTCCATATAAGACGATAAGAGGAGTGGAGGAGCATCCACCATATAGGGGTTCATCAGAACGTATGTAGCCTCGTTCTTTCTTCCGACCCCACCGAAATCCTCTTCATAACGAACACCGAATAGGACTTCTTCGGGTTCTATATTTTTCTTCTTTGACATCGCTACGTATATATTGACTATCAAAGATATTTAGGGAATACGGCATAAAAAACGGCATCTGCTTACCTCCCGATAAACAGATGCCTAAAAGATAACCTTGTTAAACAAACCGATAATAAAGAGTTTCCCCTTAAATCGTGACCATGGAGGGACTCGAACCCACAACCTTGTGCTTAGGACGCACCTGCTCTATCCATTGAGCTACATAGCCAAATCATAAGAAATATCAGAAACACGTTGGGAAGTACGGGGTGTGCACCTTTACCCTAAGCCCAAGACAAGTAACACACACAAAAATTAGTAACAAAGGATGATAGGGGAGTTTGCACGCCCGTAGTACTTCCGTATATATAGTGGCGAGGTTGCTTTCACAACTCTCGCTCGTTTGCTCATTTCAAATGTTTCTGACCTCTTGTCACTGCAAAGGTAATAAGAATTTTCAAACCACCAAAACTTCCGAGAAATTTTTTCTTCGGTGAAGTTTGACTATCTTTGTTGTAGAGTGATTTCATAACTTTAATAACAACAGAAATGAAGCAGTATATCGAATTAGCCAATCGGGTTCTATCCGAAGGGGTCTACAAGGAAGACCGCACGGGTACGGGTACGACAAGTATCTTCGGTCATCAGATGCGTTTCAGTATGGAGGATGGGTTTCCTCTCCTTACCACAAAGAAGGTGCATCTCAAGAGCGTCATCCACGAACTCCTTTGGTTCTTGAAGGGCGATACCAATATCAAGTACCTACAAGATAATGGTGTCCGTATTTGGAACGAATGGGCAGATAAGGACGGCAACCTCGGTAAGGTGTATGGTCATCAGTGGAGACATTGGGATTTACCTAATGGAGGATACATTGACCAAGTAAGGGATATTGTTGAATGTATCAAGAATAACCCCGACAGCAGACGAATGATTATCTCCGCTTGGAACGTGGGTCAGATTAACGAGATGGCTCTCCCTCCCTGTCATTGCTTTATGCAGTTCTACGTAGCGGACAACAAGCTATCTCTACAAGTCTACCAGCGAAGCGCAGACCTCTTCCTCGGTGTTCCCTTCAACATCGCATCCTACTCGCTCCTTCTGATGATGATGGCGCACGTCACGGGTCTGTTTGCAGGAGACCTTGTATACACTCTTGGTGACGTACATATCTACTCTAACCATATGGAGCAGATACAGACGCAAATACAAAGAGAGCCAAGACCTCTTCCTTATATCCTCCTTGATGAAAAGGTTAAGGATATTGACGACTTCACCTACGAGAGCTTCCAGCTCTTTGACTACGACCCACATCCACACATTGCAGGAAAGGTAGCCGTATGATACTCGGTATTGTAGCCATTTCTAAGAATGGCGTTATAGCAGTGAATGGTAAGATGCCTTGGCATCTCCCAAGTGACCTGAGATGGTTCAAGGAAATGACAAGTGGAGAGAGTGTTGTAATGGGTAGAAAGACCTTTGAGTCTCTTGGGTGCAAGCCTCTACCCAATAGGGTGAACATCGTACTATCCAAGACAATGGAGGAGCGTGATGACGTTGTTGTATTGCGTGGTAGGGATGAAGTATTGAGGTATATTGGTGATAATCAGGGAGATACGTTTATCATAGGTGGAGCAGAAATCTTCTCTACGTTTATGTTTGACATTCAAATGTTCCTTGTCACTGAGATTGATGCTGTCATTCCTTATAGCGATGAAGACGATGTAACCACATTCAGTATCCATAAGGAGTTCTTCAGGCACGCCAAGACGACAACTCCTGACGAGAAGTTCTTGAGCGATAAGGACGAGTATAAGTATGTAATATCTACTTATGAAGCTAAGAAGAAGAACTATCTATTAGCTGATGACTTAGGGGATGACTATTCCTATAAATGGTAATATGAAAGTCTATCGCAATATATTCATAGTTGGTAAGAAGAAACGGTTTAGAGGTAGTGACAACCTATTAGCCTACAATGGACGTATCTTTGAAGAATGTGACAACGCTACTCTTAGCCGAGAGGGTTTTGATAGTGGAGTAGACTATGTGATAACCTGCGAGTGTGACTTTGACCATTACAGCGGATTACTAAGAGTCACTGAATAGAAAGCGAAAGGGGAGGGCATTCAATGATGCCTTCCCCTTCTTCTTCGGTTTGTTTAGGTATTAGTTATTCTCCTTCTCTTGGAGAGCTTTCAGCTTCTTGGCTTCACGAGCCTTGCGGAGGTTCTCTATTCTCCTTGCCTTAATCTCCTCGGGAGTCATATCCTTTGACTTCACCTTCTTGCTTGCAAGTGGCGTATCTTCATCCTTCTTCTTTGAAGTCACCTTGATAGCCTCTTCAAGAGTAATCTCCTTACCTTCTGTCTTCTCGTTAATGGTGACGACCTTGGTGTCTTCAACCTCACGAGGCTTATTGTCATCAAGACGTACGGGCTTTTCTTTCTTAGGCTTCACCTCTGCTTCGCTTGTATAAAGGTCAAGAATAATCTCCTTCATCTTATTCTTAATATCTTCCGTAGAGACTGACTGAACGAGCTTCTCGCACATCCTATTGATATGCTCATCGGGGTTCTCAAAGGTAGCACGCACAACATCTACAATCGTCTTCACGGGGAGTTCAATACTCAGACCGATGGAGAGCGTGCTGTCCTTCTTCTTTGAGTTCTTGAGGATGCGTGTGATAAGCTCTTCGTCAATGTCTGAAACCGCTTGTGGTTCTTCCAGACAGATGGGCTTAATAAGTTCCATAGTATCATCATCGGCTACCACTTTGGTTATCGGCTCACTAACGATTATCTGCGGAGGAGTGATAACCATTTCCTCTGCTACCTCTTCATCCGATAGGTCAATGAGGTCATAGTCCTCATCCTCATCGGGATTAACGAAGTTCACGTATGAAACGACAAAGTCATTAGGAACGGGAAGGATATTCTCGTAGGAGAATGACGTGATGAGAGAAGGGTTGAACCTTGGGTTAGGGTAGTTACCGATGGGGCGACCCTGAGCATCATACTGCTTGATAAACTGCATCTCGTTGTTAGAGTCTACAGCGAAGAAGTTATAGCACTTCCTATCGGGGTATGGTACTTGAATAACCTTGTACTGAGCGAGAGGTCGTGGCTTAGCGAAGGCGGGAACTTCTTCATACTCTCCCGTCTGCTCGTTAAACCTAACATCACTACCACCAATACGAGAAAGTGGGTAGATAAGGTCATCCGAGACCACGTTCATATCGCTAAGGGTGTAAGCAATCCTCCCGTCAGGAAGACGCTCTGACCCCAGGAGGGATACTATTTCATTTTGGTTTACACCTTGGATATACTGAAAGTACACCGCATTCTGCTTTCTATTTGCCATATCTGATTCTTTTCTTAATCCTCACTATCCATACTGATGGAGATTTTTATCTCCTTGATAGGGGTAGAGAACTTACCCATATCCTTTAACTTCTTCTCTTCGTTTGTTACTTCTTCGGGTTCTTCAATGTTGGTGTTCAGGTCGTAGTCGCATAATGCAGACACGTTCCTTACAAGCCAAACCTTCTCGTCCCTTGTGAAGAACAATTCAATAATTTTGAAGATAATCCTTTTTAGCATATATCTATCTTTTTACCTTGACAAAGAAGGGTTTGATTGTATCCTTCTTATTGCCACGGGTATCAAGGAACTCGCATTCCACTCTGTAGGTCATTTCGTCAAGACCCTTATCAAGAGGGAGGTTGAGTTGCAGTGAAACGTTGTGGCACTCTCCTATGAGAGTATTGTCTAAGGTATTATAGATACGCCAAAAAATAACGCCTGGATAATAACTCAATGAATCAGGTAATTCAGCTGTTATGATGATATTGGAATTGGGCTTTATGGTGGCTTTATCTAAGATGACCTTCATATTGGATAGGGACACAATATCGCCACTCTTTCCTGCGTGTATATTATCATCTCTCCTCTTGCCTTCAAGTATATTCCTAAGACGTTCCGAACCGAATGCAGATGGCTTAGCCCATATTGCTCTGAACTTGCACTCATCAAACTTCCTTCCGTAGAGTTCAAAGGTGCTATCCATATATGGAGCGTAATGGGAGGTCTCCTCGTTGAGTACAACGAATGGTCTCCCGTTCAGAGTAGCCTGAGAGGTCTCTGCTTTGCCTATGTACTGAACGTAGGTATTATGTGCATTGGAAAGTTGTAGTGTGGTTACATTCCCCCCTGACAATGTAGATATACGATGGTTGCCATTGGGGTGCGCCACCTCGGTATCAAACCATCCATTTACAAAGACAAGCTCCTTTACTCTTGAGTTGTATATGGTTCTTTTGAGTTCTTCGTCTTCGTCTACAATTTTCTTGAACTTCCAAAAGGCGCTATACTCCTTTGCCTTTGCCATCTCGTGCTTGATGTCTATGACCTTATAGGCGCACTCGCTAATACATACTCCACCTGAGATGCCGATGTCTCTTAGATAGGACAGCTTGACGACAGCATTACGTTCAAAGCTGATGCCTGCGAAGGACGACACGGGAAGGGAAGCGAACTTAACACCATCAATAATCCAATTACGGCAGAAGGGGTCATCGGTGAGTACGTTCCTTCTCATAGAGGAATTAAGACCAATGGTAATCTTATTGTCCCTTCTCTTCTTTATCTCTTCGTAGGTGTCCTTGAACTCGTGGTACTTGTCATCTGACACTCTGCACTTGAGGTAGATGACCTCGTTGCTATCAAAGATAGCTGAGTTAATCAGCTTCTCATTCTCGGGTACAGATTTGAGCGAGGTATAAGCCCTTTCAACGACAACATTGTAAGTAGCATATTCAGTGTTCTGCTCCGTATCAAAGATAGTCATAGCCATCTCTGCACCACTCCTATTGAGACCCTGATAGTCTACTCTTGGGTTTCTCTTTACCTTGAGGTAGATATAGTTGTCATCCGTGAACTCCACACCGCTAATAGCACGAATGGTGAGGTTGTCCATATAGATGAAGTCACCCTTAGAGATGTTGGATGATATGGTCTTATCTTCAAAAGAGACAGCATCATAATCAACTCCGTTAATAGACACCTCCATAGAACCACGGGCTTGTACCTTGTCTACGAGAGGGAAGATAGGATATTCGCTTGCTTGAATGTTGATGTCGGTAGTTACATTCGTATTGGGCATATCCTCGGTGATAGCGACAATCCTTGTTACGGGCTTATCATCAGAGGTCATAATTTCATTCCTCGTGACGATATGCTTCTTCCTTGCCTCTGCTATATGTGCGTTGTTGTACTCGTCAGCTATAACCGCTTTAAGCGAATACATACCAGCCCTTGGGAGCTGTACGTAAACAGATTCCTGACCAAATGACCCAGCTATCTTCTCATCATACACCTGATTGATGTTAAGCTCCGTGCGTGCAGACAAATATACGCATACCTGCTCAAGGATATAGCTTGCGCTGTTATATCTCGTCCTTGTAGGGATACGCATCCTTGCCTTAGCCGTGATAGACGAAGACTTCACGCCTTTTTCCTTGTCTATGGTTGAGGAGAAGTAGATTATCTCGTCATTCTCTTCGCCCATGTTTGAGCTATTAGAAGAGGTGGTGATTAAGCTACCTTCATCTATAACGATAGCATACAGACCATTACCAAACATATCATATCTAAAACTCAATGCGTGGGTATTGTCTGCTTCGTTGTATTCAAAGATACATTCTTCACCACCCTTGTTTGACGGAGTGATTACGATAGGCTCTTCGCTGGTGTGGATGACCTCACCATCCTTGAGGAGAATGTACTTCCCATCCCTTCTCGTAATCTCGTATGCAATCTCCAAGAAGCCATACTTATGGTCGTAGTTATACACACGTCCTTCCGACACGAAGAATGAAGGGAGATTCACGAATACCGACTTCTTAGACTTGTCAGGAAGTATCATCTTGTTATCGTGGATGAAGATAGGATTCCCTTGGAATGCCGAATGACTATTGAACAGACCAGCAAACATAGCGAAGGTATCCGTCTCGTCAAGCTCTATTACATAGGTCAGCTCTTCATACTGCACGGGGAAGCTGAATGTAGCACCCAACGGAATTTCCAAAGAGTTGTCGGGATTCCATTTGTCAGCGTATACGATAGACGTACTTGTAGATGGAGGGGTGAGGTGCATACGCTTGGCTACGTTAAACCCATTCTCTGCATGCGGAGAGGTGTTAACGGCATAGTCCACGAAGTCACGGAAGGTCTTGTCTCCTATATCGGAGATTTTGATACTCGTCCCGCTATTTTCCATTCGGATATACGTATATGCACCACTCGTCTCATCCTCCATAATGGTCATATCGGTATCCCACTTAGGTCTCATCTTCATCACCTTCTCCACCTCAAGAGCCGAACCACCCGTAGTGTAATGCCTTACGGGATGTCCGTGAAAGAACGATGCTTCACCTACGATGTCTGTGATTTTAGATTGCAGACCTATGATATACTCACTAAGCCAAGAGCGAAGTGCATACAGCTTTAGGAGTAGTACGTCCTGAGTATAGTCATATACCTTCTCCGTTACAGGGATGCTATGCTTATCCTCTCCTACTACCTTGTTGATGTTATATACAAGTGAGAGCTTTCTCAGCTTCTTGAGGTCAAGGTATTCACCATAGGTTATATTGGTGGCTTTGAGCTTGCTTGAAAGAGTGACACCCTTCTTAACGTCCATAGAGATAAACCCAACCTCAGGGGCTTTCTCCTCAGGGTTATCCACTCTTGTGTACCATTCCCTAAAGAAGATGTCGTCATAACCAAGGTAGTTCACCGCATTAAGCAAGCCTTTGTATGTACCTGCATAGGGGAATATATCTTGGTGGATTAGGTATAGCTCCTTACTCTTGTCGTTGATGAAGCGTGCGTCAAGAGGTGTTAGAGGAGCGTCCTTGAATGCGTCTTGATAGTCCTTAGGGTCGGGAATACCGAAGTTAGTGAAGAAGGTACGTAGTCTATCATCAAGCCCTTCCACCTCGCTTGTAAGCGTTATGGTACAGAATGGATATACCGATACAAGGTTCTTGTACTCTTCTTGTGTAGCAACCGAGGAGTAGTCATCTGCAAGAGGAACGAACTCCTCTACAAGACTTAGCGAGAGCGTGCTATCAAAGACCCCTTCGTTATCTGCCTTCATTCCGTAGTGCAGGACGATAGGAGACACTGCCGATGCCGTCTCTCTCTTAATTGGTATATCGGAGAAGTTGCCCAGCTCTCTTAGCTTATACTCCTTACCTTCATATTCTACCTTAGAGTAAGAGATTGGTGCTACAAGCTCTACATTCTCTCCTTCCGATATGCTACCCCTATCCGAGGATACTTCAAAGACGACAGCCTCGTCCTCAGCCTTAGCAACAATACGATATGTAGCAAGGCAAGGTACTCCGTTGATTACTTTGATATGTGGAGGTATATTGGAGAATGGAGTGTAATATGTGGATACGTAGTTGTCTGCGATACGTTCCCCGAGAATAACAAGCTCGGAGGTATTCATCAGACCTACCGCACCCTTCTCCATCTCAATAGAGCCAACAAGCGAAAACGAAGGGAATGGAATAAAAGAGTTGAGCATCTTAGCAACAAGGTGCTTGTCCTCATCATCCCTAAGGGTGATGCTCTTCACCTTGCTACCTTCAAAACGAACAGAGCCTTCGTCAGAGGTGCTATACTCTTCATCCTCGTAAGTTATATCAAGACGCTCTAAGCTCATCGTATAGGTAAGCTCAGAGAGGTTGTTCACGAAGAATATATCACCCTTCGTACCATTATCAAATCGTGAGCCTCCGTCTTCTATGACAAACTCAAACTCTCCATCACCAAGGTTTACTACATACCCCTTGGCTTCAAACCCATCGTTGGGTTCTATGAAGAATGATACAATATGATTATGCTTGATATTTTGTTGCTTACCATCCAAGGAAAAGAACTTCATTCCAAGGAGAGAGCTGATAGCTTTATACCTCATTGACACTTCGCTTTGCTAAGCGTATTTACATAAAAACAAGAGAGGGAGGCGTTGTCGCTCCCCTCTCTTTATTCTATTAGTTGATGTTTTCCCGTCTCCTATTACCACCTTTCTTATGGGCTATGGAGAAATGCTTTTTGATGGTCTTGACCGAGTCTATAAGCTCCTCTATAAGCACCTCTATACCCCTGAGAAAAGCATCCTGAGTTGGATTGGAGAACAGCTCGTTAGATAGCATATTACGTAGGATATTCCCGTGGTAGTCGTGACCTACGCCCTTGTATGCGTCTCGTGCGTGCTTTATCTCCGTATGCAGTTCTGTTGTTGTTACCCTTTGTGGCATTGCTTAATGAAACTCTCAAATTTACTTTCAAGGTTATTCATACGCTTGGTGAGTTCGTTCATCTCAGCCTTGACACCCTTTACAGCATAAAGAGCTACAACCGAAAGGCGAGAGTAGTCCACCATAAGACGCTCTTCTCCTTCAATAATCTGAGATGATACGACTTCGGGGATTATCTTCTGTATCTCCTGAGCGACAACACCAAGCTGTACCTGACCATCTTCATCACCCTTCATCGTATATCTGATAGGACTTGTAAGAGCATTAAGGATGATGTCAATCTCGTTTGAGGATAGACGACCTACTATATCCTTTAGCCTTTCGTCCGAGACTTCATAGAACCCTTCTGAGGTAGTGACCTTACCATCTACTTTAAGAGCAACGTGGTTTTCTGCACCAAGCCCATCAAGGTTGATAGGCTTGTTTGTCGTCTGCTTCTCTGCCTTGTTAAGCGTAAGAGCATCCGTAGCCGTACCACCACCGCCAGCAACAGCTGATGGGATGGTTACAGACTGCTTCTGAAGGACAAGATAACCATCGTTGTTTATATAGGCATTTGATAGGACATTGATAGTATCCCCTGCACCCTTATTGGGAAGTGCAGTAGACTCTACACCCTCTGCGTTATTCTTGATACGTACGGGAAGGTTAGCGGCTTTCCTATACCTCGTTGAGTAACGCTTGATGTTCTCATCAAAGAACTTATCAAGCATATTATCAAAACCACCTGCACGACCCGTAGTCTTATTCATCTCACCCGTGAGTGTCGTGATAAGAGAAGGAAGGTTAAGAGCACCTGCTGTGCCACCGCCACCGCTAATCCTATTTCTCGTTGCAGTGATAACGCCTCTGTTGATAGTAAGGTTGGTTATAGCATAAGATGCTTCGCTATCCTCGTCTTGCAGAAGGATGCCGCTATCCATAACAAAGAGACCCATAGGAGTTCCGAACTCTCTGTTCTTAGGCTTGGCAGGAGTGACGTTGATATAGTCGTTAGGTGAAGCCGTCTTGTGACCACCATCAATAAGCACCTCACCTACCTTTGCGCCATTATGCGTACGACCCTTCAGTTCGGTAAAGAGCTTTTGCGATATGTTCTTGTATAGGCTTTCTACGAAGAGGTACATATTTGCCGAAGCATTGTCACCACTCGTCAGATAGTTACCCGTACCCCAATCGGAAGGATTAGATGGCATCAGATTTCTAAGCGCAGAGGCAACGCCCTTCGTAAGGATGCGGTTTGCAACGGGAATAGTCGTCTCCTTATTCAGAGTACGCTCAAGACCCTTAGACAGAGAGTCCGTCTCGATAGAAAGCGTTGCAGGTGCATCAGGTGAACCCGATGGCGAGATATTGATACGCTTGATAATCTTAGCCTCCTCATTGTCGTTATAGACGGGAGTGAGACCAACACCAAGAAAATCGCTCGCTCTGCGTCTCGCCGCACTACCGAGAACGTTAGGTATAACCTTATTATCTCCCGAGGTCTCAACAATGTCACAGACATTCTCAAAGGCTACTACGGGGTAGACGGGCTGTGCTGTCCCGTCAAATAGTTGAACTACTCTTGATTTATCTTCTGCCATAAAAACTTGCAATCACTTTCACCTATTTATCGCATACCCCTATATATGTCATAGATTTCCTCATCCCTCGTGCTATACCCCGAAGCAATCTGCAAAGCCCCCTTGATACCATCGTGGAGGTTATACAAGTCCTGCTCATCATTGGAGTAGTAGCTATTGATAGCTGATGAGATGTAAGTAGGCATACCCTCAAGGAAGGTCTCGTAGTAGTTGGATAGGAAGTATAGGAACTCCTCTGAGTCAAACAACCTACTCAGGTTGAGTGTCGTCATTGAGATGTCATCGTGGATAGCGATACCCTCGTACTTACCCTTCTTGTTCTTGCCGAACGAACTGAGCTGACCCTCCGTGCTTAGGTTAGCTTTCTTATCCGTATGTGTTGTGATGATACGTCTCTGTTCAATGCCATCACGACCAAGGTCAATGTAGTAAGACCTATTCCCAGGAGTTGTCTTATAACCAGCCTTCAAAGGAATGAACTCACCATCCATAGCGACCCTATGAGCCGTATGTATAAGGACGTTGTCGTAGAAGTTATCGTGACTTCTGAAGACATCCATAAATCGACCTCCGTTGAAGTTCACCTCAACAAGGACTCTCGTATTGTCAATATCTCCTATGCCGTTCCTAAACAGATTAAACGTAACGTACTTAGCGACCTCTGCAAGGTCTTTCTCGTTGGTCTTGTTATCCAAGTAAATGCCAATCTGAACAAGCCTGAAGCAATCACGCACATCCTTGATAACACGATATGGGTCTCTCAGTGCGGCTTCTGACATAGGGACGAGCTTGAAGATATTAAGTACGTTGTAGTCAGAGTCCAACTTACTACCATCTTGGATAGGAGACCCCTGAGCCGTGTCAAGAGAGAGGACGAATGCGTCACGCATATAGTCAATGCTATACGGGTCAAAGTCAGGATGCCAAGTGAGTTTGTCGTTAAGCTCCTTCCTTAACCCATTCAAGTCGTGCTGTACATACTCCTTACTGATACGCTTGAGGTACTTGAGGTCTCTTGCTTTAAGTAGCATCGTAGAGGATACGCTGAAGGAAAGGTTGAACTCTTGGTCAAACTCATTATCCCCGAAGTCAGAGCGTGTCTTGCGCTCCCATTCAGCATCACGACCTGGGACTTGCCACCAATATACTTTCTTGCTCGCAAAGCTATTCAGCCCCTTCTGTGAACCATCCCATATATCAAAGAACTTGTTTGACATACCATTAGGAGTAGAAGTAATGATACACCTTGAAGTCTTTGATGCTGAAATAGTAGGGTATACCGAACGCCAAAACTCGTACGCTACACTTCGGTCTACGTGGGCGAACTCGTCAAGGTAAAGCATATCAATGGTGAAACCGATAGCTGATGACGCAGTAGTCGTCTGAGAGATAATACGGCATCCGTTATCAAGTACGATACTCTCCGTATTGAAGGATATACACCCAGGCTTCAGGAAGAACGGGAGACCCTTAAACACCTCCACGAGCTTACTGATAATCTCCTTTGCGGTAGCACCCTTATTCGCCATCACGAGGATGTTCTTATCGGTACTGAAGCAAAGTATCCAAGCGATGATAGCTACGATAGTCGTAGTATTATGCGATAGGATGTTATTCGTGTAGTATCGGTGGTTCTTGCTATCAATTGTAAGGTCATACATTGAATGGGAGAACCCGTGCTTGGTGATGGACTTGACGTAGTCCTTCCCACCAAAGACAGCGATGCAGTCGCCCTTCTTCAGGTCTTTGACGAAGACTTCTTCTGCGGGTCTTCCAGCCTCCTTGTCAAAGAAGAACAGCTTATGGTTATCCGCACAGCTGAGCTTCTCCCCGTTTTCTGTTTCTATGGTATAGACCCTATAAGGTTGGGTCTTGTGGATATGGGTCACTTTCTCGTAACCCGTATCGGTAAGGACACGAAGCCTCTGTTCACTTACGTCAATGGTATCTATTATCTTCTTCGTGTCGTCATTCTCGTCAAGCTCGTGGTGTCTTGCTTGGTATAGGTCAATCTTCTCAATGAGCTTTCCTACAAACTCCTTGAGGCTTCTTTTTATGATAAACATCTTTCTACATCTTTCGTAAACTTTAATTCGGTTAATACTGATACTTTGGAACACGTATGCTCATTTCTGATGAGCCTTTCCATTGGGAACATTTCATCATAGAGGTTTGATACACCCCAAGGGTTGTTATGGCATACAGCGATTGTAACGCAGAGTTCTGCTACCTCAGATATATCACAATCCATCAGCTTGCCTGCATTCTCCTCCGATAAGGCATACGCAATAATATCCCTCATATTACTCGTAGGGGTATTAAGCTCTACTGAAGACTTTGCCTTGGTGTCCTTATAGGGGCTACGAACGTCTATTGGGTATAAGTATGGCATCTCTTGCTTGAGTGATAAGTTGAAGTTATCATTGAAATAACGACATATCCCATACTCAAATGGTATGTTAGTAGCTTTATCCTTAGACATCCTTGTATGCTCCTTAATCTCATCGGATATATTTGGGTATAGCTCACCCATCTCCTTTGAGAAAAGAGAGAAACGAAGACCTCGCTCTTGGGCGTTACCGCACTTATGACATATGACTGACGAGAAGTCTATTTGTATCGGGAGGACACCATTGAGACCATCTATAAGAAACTCATCAGCAATAGACTTAAGCTCAGACTCAGTTACAAACGGAGTGCGTGTTTCGCTTAGATAGGAGTATGATATACCACTTAAATCACCCTCCGACTTGCAGAAGCACATAACCTTATCCCCATCATCATTAACACAGATACTAATTGGAAATCTGAATGATATGGAATTTGGTACTTCGTATGTTTGATTATGACCTAAGTTATGGTAGTCCATTATGCAATGAGACACATACCCAAAGAAGTACTTAATCAAAGATGACACCTTTTCATCAAACGACTCAAATGAGTTATCTGATGTTTCAGCTAAGAGTATGCTGGAACTTTCAGTGTTCTCAATATAGTCACCTCCTGAAAGTTTAGCGAAAAGTTTGTTTCTGTCGATAATCATGAACATTACAATCTTTTATAAAACCACATAAGCACATCCCTCACTTTATCAAGGAATGTCTTCTTCCTGAACTTATGGTAAATATCTCCAATCTCTTGGTCTCCATCATCCCAAAGGGGCATCACCTTAGTGTCGTATGTCACGCACTTCCCCGTCTGACGGCTCTGCATGAGGATGACATTTCTATTCTCGGGAACACATAAGTCCATCTCCTCATCGTAGACCTCGCTCGTGACAAGCTCAACGGCTTCACGCTGGTAGTCTCTCAGCTCAACAAGGCGGTAGCCGTAGTCGGTCTTGAACTTAGCGTAGTTCTCCGTGAAGTAGTTTGCATCAAGCATACACCTATCAAACTCTGCACTCTCCCACTCCGTCATTTCAAAGAGGATATTGGGAGACCTCAGCTCAGGGTTCTTCTTATAGAAAGGCTTATAGTCTACCTTTGGTGCGCCACTTGCTATGGAGTCAATAATCTCGTTAATCTTGTTTGTGCTATATATTGTCGTGGCTGAACCCTTCTTTTCTACATCCTGCGTAATGCTGTTTTGCAGGTCTGCAAGAGTGGTGCTTGGTGGCGACATAGCATCCATCCTACTCATTTTCATTATTGTAGTATTTGCAGTCTATAATACTATATATATTGTAGTTACAATCAAAAACAACGAATGAAAATAGCGGATTACCTTGATTATAAGTTCCTTACGAGAATAAAGAACAGCAAGAAGTCAAAAGAGTGGTTCAAAGTGAACATTTTTGCAGACCACCACGATAAGGCTTCCGTTATGAACAGATACGGGATGAGACCTGATGAAGATGGTGAGTCCGTGCTGTGCGAGATAGTTGTACCTGCCGAGGTTCTCGCTAAAGACCCAAGCTATGAGGATAAACTTGATTACGTCCTCAAGGAAGCCGAGGTTAAGGAGTTTAAGTACTTCATTGAAGAGCTTGGCATTGATGGGTCTATGCTTTACAAGGAGGTCTTCAACTTCGCTAACGAGAAAGGGGAGCTGTCGAACTGCTTTGGCGTGCAGTACATTTTACAACTCCCCTATCTTGAACGTTCTTATTTCATCAGGCAGGTCGTCTCGTGGGCTATCGTAGGTCTCCTTGGTCTTACCGCTTTGTCGCTCCTGACCTACCTCCTATTCTTCCGTTAGACGTTTGATTTCGTCTTCAACTTCCTTTAGCTTACGCTGGGCTTGAATACGCTTATCAAAGAGGACATCCATAATCGTTGGGAGAACGCCCCTCTCAGTACTTGAGAAGACGCTACCACCTGCCGTATGGATGGAGGATGGGTCACAAGAGATATACTTAGCTGTCGCTTCTTTCACGACCTTGGGTGAATACGGGATATTCCTCGTAGGGTCTATCTCCGCTCCCTTGGCGCACGCTTCCGTAGCTCTACCTAAGAGGGTCTCGTGTGATATATTAAACTGACGGATGATTGTAGGATACATAGCCGTGAAGTCATACTGAACAACACCTTGGTGGTATCCTTTAATCGGTTCTTTGTTGTAAGCTCCCGTAAGGGTCTTGGTCTCGGGCTTCCATGGTGGGAGTACGAGACCTTTCTCTATAAGGAACTTGGACATAATGGAGTTCGCTATCACTCGTGATGAGAGGACGGAGTCGGGTGCTGTCCTTGCGAAGTTAGCGTGGTCTATCAGGATATGGGATAGCTTCAGATGCTCCTCAATCCTTGCGAACATCACGATACCTACGCAGTATGGATAGAGCATCATATCAACGTGCGAGGAGGTGAGTGAGGTCTCCAATGGTTCTTCGGGAATGTCCCTAATACCGAAAAGCTCCTTCCCTATGAATTGGATTGTCGTTTGCTCCTTTACCTTAATAGCCCTATCCCATCGTTCGTACATATACCCATAGTCAATGGAGACTACGGGAGAAGCATCAGCGAAAGCCACGCCAAAGATACGCTCAAGGAGTTTGTCTGATGGAGACTCCACCCCTCTGCTTATCATTGAGTTGATGACGAGTGTAAGTTCCTTAGGGATATTGTATGGCGACCCTACGCTGTCATTCTTCTTGTAGCACCCCGTAGTGTCCTTCTCGTACGACATTTGGATGTGCTTCCGTATAATCTCCATATACCTCTTTTTCAGCTCGTGTATGGAGCTTTGAGAGGTCATACTGAAGAACAGAGGGGAGACCGAAGGAATGAACGACAGAACGGCTGTGATGAGCTCTTCCTCCGTTTGATATGACACCGCACGCACCTTGGATGAAGTCTTGATGCCATTCTTCTCCGAGAATGCTTCCATCTTCGCCTTTACGCTCGCAAGGTCACTTGAGTTCATCTGACGACCAAGAGAGAAGACATACACGCTACCATCCCCATTGTAAATGTACACCTCACCAACGATGCCCATCTCTGCTCCGCTCGTTCTGTGGACTACCTTCAAGTAACCAAGATTAGGGGAAGAGGAGGGTAGAGGATTGCTCTTCTCGTATTGGTGGATGAGGTGTTCCATCCTTGTCTTTGAGATAGTAGGGTGTAGGTAGGAGAAGATGCGTTCCTTTCTCTTTATCTCAATGGAGTTGTCAATGGTGATTTTAATTCCGTCAAGGAGGTTGGACGACTTCTTGAGGTGAGGAAGCAAGTCTGAGTTATGGTATAACCCATTCTCGTAGTCATACTTCATTCCTTCGTCTATACGCTTGAAGAAGGGTTCTTTGTACGCTGGGTAGTTTCCTACATACCTTTCCTTCGCCACCTCACGTGTCTTGTCCGTAGAGTAGGTATATGCCTCATCATCGGGAACGTGGATAAGTAGGCTCTTCACGCTGTTACCCGTATCCACATACCATACCTTGATGGCTGGGGTAAGAGACAAGAAGTAGTAAAGATATAAGTCCGACTTATCCGTAGATGATATGTTGATAGAATCAAGCCCTTTGATGACTGCACTCTCCACAGCACACTCAAAAGACCTATGCAGGAGAAGGTAGTCTTTCTTTGAGACCTCTTCACCTGCAAGTGTCGGAACAAGTTGTGTTGAAAGAATCATCGTAAGCCTTACTTAAAGGTGTCTCCGTTGGCAAGCTGATGAATGGTGATGACATTGCGCACGCCATAAATCATATTGTCAATCGTCTTTAGGGTCTCCTCGTAGAACTCAGCCAGGACTTTGTACATCTCCAGCTTGTGATACTCTTCTGCAAGTTCTCCCTTGATAAGATTTTCAAGCTGAACCTCGCTCTTGTAGATAAGGTTTCCTCTTTCCTTGTAGTCCTTATACTTCTGACTATAAAGAGCCTTAACCTGAGAGTTAATCTTCGCCATATTCATAAGCACCACGCCACGCTCCTCAACGAGGTTCTGACGCTTTGCGTACATTTCAAGCTGAGCGTGGTTGAGCTGTTTGATGTCGGACATCTTCTCACGGAGTTCCTCAATCTGCTCTCCCCATCTGTCAAAGATGGATTCAATCGTTGTTCCCTTATCTGATGACATAGGATATTACTTTTAGTTTGTATTCTCACCTATACAAAGGTAAGCATAAGGATGGATTAAATCAAATCAAACAAAGACAAAATCCTCTTGTCTTCGTAGCTGGTATCACAACCTATTGACTTCATATATTCCACAACGGGCTTGAACTTCTCATTGGTTGTGATGACCCTCTTGATGGTATCCATCGTATCAGATATGCTACAATTAAGTACACCTTTGTTCATCATCTTGCAACGCTGTACGTCCTCATCCTCTTCCTTATGGGTAGAGTATCGGTATATAAGCACCTTGTAAGCCTCTTGCTCTCGCTTGTCAAGGCTCTTGTAGACTTCCTCCAATGCTTCACATAGCATCTCCCTGATGTACGGGATATTGGCGGTCTCCTCGTCATCAGAACCGCCTTCTACGGCATCATAGAGATTAGCTAACGAGTCCTCCATCCCTGCATGCCCCTTGTTCCTTTCCGCTGAAATCTCCTCGGGGCTGATATACCTTCCTTCGTAAGACGTTGCGTTCTTAGAAGCGTATGTACAGCAGTTCCCCGCCATAGTGTACACCCACGTTGAGAATAACGCCTTATCGGGATTCCACGTATCAAAGTACTTATAAAGGGACAAGTAGAAGTAGCTCATAGCTTCGTCAATCACCCCGCTATTCCCAAGGCGACTAAGCATAAACCCTTTAATCTTTCCATTAAGGGCGTTATATAGCTTGACGAAGTCCTTTTCCTTCTTCCCGTCTCGGTAGTTCAGAGCGAGCTGTTGAAAATCAACTTCATGTTTTTTCTTCATGCCGATGAAGCGTTATAGTTTAACCTTGACACAAAGATAATAAAAATTCGGGTGATAGTCAAAGACCACCACCCGAACTAAGGCTAAACTTTGGTTATGAAATATGATTACGTGTTAGTTACGCTCCCGTTGAACCGAAGCCACCATCACCACGACCCGTGTTGGACTTTTCTTCAAACTCCTCTGCGGACAGCTCTGTGACACCTTCATACTCAAGGTAATGCAGGACACCCTGAACAATCTTCATACCGAAGGTAATCTTAGCTGGGATGTTGGTGAAGTTATGCAGGTGGAGCTTGATAGTACCTCTGTACCCTTCGTCAATGACGCTTGCGCCAAGACCGAGACCGAGCTTAGTCGTGACACCCGACTTGTTGTAAAGGAACAGACCCTTGTTAGCTGGTACGATAGCACGGATACCGAGAGGAAGGATGATATGCGAGTTGGGGTACAGAATAATGTAATGCTTGCTGTTCTCAACATATTCCTTACGCTGTTCCTCAGTCATCTGCGATGCCTGCTCATCCGTAAGAGGGAAACCACCTTCTGCGATGATAGGCGTTGGCATATCCTTGTTGTCTTCTCTGAGCTTTTCAAGGTAGTGGTCTGTGAGCACGGGGAGGAAGAAATCAATACCTGCGTCATTTGCATTCGCACGTGCGGGCATAAAGACACCTGGGTATTCACGGAAGATTTCAAGGTTAGAAACCTCATCGTGTGCTTCAGGAGTATGCTCGTGAACTACCTCGTGGGTATGTTCATGTACCACCTCGGGTTCGTGTTCTGCCTCTGCCTTAGCTCTACCTCTTGGCTTAGCCTGCGCAGGTTCTTCCGATGGGGTCTCCTCCTTCTCTTCGTTAGGAGCTGGAGTTGGGATTACGTTCTCTTCTACACCCTCATTCTCAATGAGAGGTGCGTTTTCTTTGTTCTTCTTTGCCATATTTGATAAAATTATTTTCACATAGATAGCTCTTCAATAGTTATGCTTGAAAACCCTGCGGTCTTCGTGATGACTATATTTCGTGCTACCGAGTCCGAGTTAATCTGCGAGTGGCTAACTACGACAATAGTCATATTTAGCTCCTTGGCGAGTTCGTTCAGATATGCAAGGATAGCATCTGATGTCTGCACGTCAAGACTTGAAAGCGTCTCGTCAAGGTAAAGCGTATTCAGCTGTGGGTAGCTACGCTTAATCAGTTTGAGGAACACGCATAGGATAGCTACGTCCACACGCTTATGTTCTCCTGCGCTAATTGTACTGATAGGGACTTCTTCTCCCATATCGGTGATGATAGCGTCAAAGGAGTTGTCAAACGACACGTGGTAGGGGAAATCCACCTTGGCGAGTATCTCGTTGATGTTGTTGTTGATGTATGGGATATAGCTTGAGAAGAAGAGCGACTTGACGCTACCTTCCTTTTCCCCATACATTTCCGAGAGGACACCGAGGAGACGCATCTCCTTACGGATGTTTGTAGCTTGTACCGATACGTCTACATTAGATTCCTTATCTGCATCTAAGCGAGATTCAAGAACCTTCAATGCTTCCTCATCAATACTACTGCTACCCTCATTCTTCAACGTAAGGTATTGCTGTTTTAGTATCTTTCCTGAGGTAGCTATCTCGTCTCTCTTTGAGGTAAGCTCAGCCCTCTTCTGCTGGTATCTTGAATACGACTCCTTAATCTTGGTTTCATTTTCAAGGTACACTGCCATATTAGCTTCATTCGTCTTCTTCTCTTCGTTGAGTGAAGCAAGTATCTGAGGGAAGTCACCCGAGCGGAAGTCGCTACCACAAGTAGGACATTTGTCCTGCCGATAAAGTGACAGCTTAGAGATAACGGAGTTGTTCTTTGCTCGCTCAGCGTTTAGCGTTGCAGTGCATTCGTTCATCATAGCAACGACCTTGTCCCCCTTAGAATCAAGCTCCTTGATTTGCTCGTCAAGCTCCTTATACTGAGAAGCAATAAGTGCGAGTTCGTTTGACAACCTCTCCATCTCCGCTTCATCTCTCTTCTTGGACGTGTTCTTATACGTATCAATGGAAGCCTGAGTCGTGGCGATGGAATTAGCAAGATGGTCTGCAAGCGACAAGACCTTATTCAGGGACTGAGATACGTTTCTCAGGTCTGCCTTGATAGCCTCACCGATGATGTTAATGGCTTCAAGACCTAATATCTTATCCACAATCTGCTTCTTCTCCGTTGGGGTCATTGAGATGAATGACTTGAACGTATTGAGGTTCAGCGATACAACGCTGTTGAAGACGTTGAATGGGATTGTTAGGATATTGGATTCAATGAACTTCTGAGCGTCACGGATACCGATGGACTCAATATCAACTCCGTCTTGGTAGACCTTGAGTGAGTTGGGGGAGAACGTGCGTTCAATGAAGTAGTGCGTACCCCCCGAGTAGCAATCCCCTGCTATGTATCCGTTCTTGTTCTTTCGGTTGGCGATAGAGGACTTATTCACCCCTTGCACCTTTCCGTAGATAAGGAGACTAAGCATATTGAGGAACGTTGATTTCCCCGACCCTGAACGCCCCTTAAGCTGTATGACCTCTCCCTCTGAGGAGAACTCAATTTCATTGAGGGCATTCCCGTAAGAACCGATATTCCTGAATGCGATTTTCTTTAGAAACATTTACCTATTCTTTAGGTGAGACAATTCTTTATGCAAAGATACGAAATTAGTTTCTGTTACGCAATATGATTCATGCGCAAATGACTTCTCTATTACAAATCAATCTTTCACTTGAAAAGGATTTTTCTTGCGTATCATTACTCTATGGTATAGCGTCTCTCCTTTTAATACCGCTTTTGTGTTTGAGTAAACTTCACCATCCTTGACGCAGTTTAGACCTATAATCTCAAACTGCGTTTCGTTATATCTCTCCATAAACGTTATAGGCACACCCATAACGCCATCGTAATCATATGGGATGCTGTTTATGTCCTTAACATCAACGGCATCGTAATTATCATACTTTGGGTTGTCTTCATCGGAGTATGATTTAGCCATATGAACTATTGGCTTAATCTTACGTTCTATGTTTGTAAGCCAACACACGCCTGGGACACGAATCATACCATCCATCTTTTGAGACGCTGACGCATAGTTCTCGTAATGTTCATTATGGAAGAATGCAAATCCACCCTTGAATCCGTATCCAAACGACACCTCTCCACTTAGCAATAAAGGGAAAATGACTTTTGAAGTTAATATATTCTGATTAGCTATTACTATATATTCCTTTCCTTTTGATATAACCAAAGGGATGAACTCTCTAAGCAAAGAGAATGGAGGGTTGGTTATAACTATATCGCACTCTTCTAAGAGCCTAATACATTCTCCACTTCTAAAGTCGCCATCGCCATCAAGTGCTTTTATAAAATTACGAAAGTCCTCATCCTGACCATCGTATATCAAACAAGTTGCTGGTTCAATCTCTTCTTCTGAAAATAAGTCTTTCTGTTGGTCTTTATAGCAAGTAGCTATAAGCCTCTTTATTCCTATTTCGTGGAAGTTATCAGCAAAGTATTTCACGAAGTTGCTTTTATAAGGGTCATCGCAGTTGCAATATACGACCTTACCTGCAAGGCTCTCTTTGTAATGGGAAAGCTCTGCCTTTATGTCCTCCATCCGTGTGTAGAACTCATCATTCTTGCCTACTTTCGCTTTAGTTAAATTCTTGCTTGACATATCATCCTATTTGCATGGCAAATATAGTAAATAAAAGCCACCTGGCAAAACTATAATATAATATGGGAAATAGTATTAGAATAAAGACGATAGAATATATTGCAAGCAAGATTTTGTCATTTGGTGATAGTCCAAAACAATCATCAGATGTCATAAACCTATGTGGTCAAACACAGCTAATGGAGCTTGTTTACCTTGTTTGCATAGGAAGTTGCTGTGTGGCGATGGATGCAAAGAAATCTCCATCTAAAGGAATAAGTCTACTATCCATATTTGACGACTTCACTACTTATCCTCTTGGTCATGTGAGCCACTATTCGTATAAGGAACTATCCAAAGAGAACGACACTTCAATACTATTCCTTAATGGAGACGTTCTTGTCAAATATGATAGAATGAGGGAAAATTCAAAGTCGTTTATACGTGATAATAAGGAACTATGCGAGCTTATTGACGATGCTATTAAGTTCCTATTCAGTGGAGATTTTCTCCCAAGGCGTGGAAACTTGTTTAACACATCAAGGCTTGGTATTCTAAACAGAATTGACAACCAAGTTCTAATAGACATAAGAAGCACTTTTCCCGCTTGGGTCATCGCACTTGATAATATAGGAAGCGAAATTTACAAAAAGAGAGGAGCGGACGAAGTTGAAGCATTTCTTAAAAATAGCGATGGAATTGGTAATATAAGCAAAGCATTGAGTAATCCGAATGTATTAGAGCGTGAAATATCTAAGCTAATAAGCTACAAGTATAGATAAAGCAAGGGGCGGTATCACTACCGCCCCCGTTTCTACATCAACACGTGGTTGATAAGATTAGTTTTCTTGTTGTGCGAGAGCCTCTGCTTCTTTTCGTTTCTCCTCCTCTTTCTTCCTATCCTCATTCAGGAAGCTGATAAGCTCTACACACTCAATGTAAGGCAATCTACCTATATCAGAGACTGACATCCTCAGTTCTTTTATAAGGAGATACCTCATCTTACTCAAGGTCTCCCAAGGGATTTGAAATGCCGAATAGAGACTTGATGCCGTCTCGAAAGGAAAGCGGGGCTTCTCGCTCCACACCTCCCGAGTTGATATAAGAAATAGTAGGCTTAGACACCTCTGTGATGATGTCCCTGATAGCCCTGATGATTGCGACCTCGGCAGGCTTCAGCGAAAGGAACTCCTGCTTAATCTTGTTGTAGTCCTCAACGGAGAACTCCTTATCAAAGTGCATAAGAACCATAGCACACTGATAGAAGTCCAGCTCATCGGCAGGAACGTCAATCTGACCATCCTCATCCACAAGGTTTGAGACGAAGTAATACTGAAGCCACATTGATGTGCCAATCGTAGGGAAATGCAATTTGATGTCATAAGGCTCACCCGTACTTGAATGCTTCTTGGGGATAGTCACATTGATTACACCTTGGTTCATCTTGATGGACTTCTTGCCTGCAACCTGAGGGTGCGATAGGAAATCAAACTGCGTAAGGTTCTCCTTGACGATAGGGTGGTTCTCCCCTTCAATGTTCATAACGAGTGGTTCTTCTGACGCTCCGAATGTCTCCTCCCTGATTGCAAGAAGGATATATATCCTATCCGCTTCAAGTAGGTCACGGAAGCTATACTGAGTACCATCCGTAGAAGAGAAGATATGCGTGCAGTTCTCAAGGATATAGTTGATGGCATTCTCTCTTTCAATAAGTGAATCTATCGGGAGCAATGCCCAATGCCTCAGCTCCTCTGTTGTACAAGGTCTAACACCGATAGCAAAACCATCAGGGTAGTGCTTGCCTCTTGAAGGAAGCTCCTCAATATCAAGATTAGTGAACCCGTTGTTATACGTTGGAGGAACACCATCAATCGTGACCGAGAGTGCCCTTGGTTCTGCTTCTTGGACGTATGGTTCTTCCACCTTCTTTTTCTTCACCTTACGACCTCTCTGAACAGCTGGGTTCTCGGAAGTGTCATCGCTACCTATCGTGATTTTGTCAATGGTACGACCTTCCTCCATCGTGTCTTTATATCGGATGTAGCCTCTCTCGTCCATCTCAATCCCGTTCATGATGCGTCCATCGGCAACAGCACGTTCAAACTCTTCCTCGTTCTGTCTCTTCACGTCATCACCCATCTCAATCTGATGCAGTCGTTCAATCACGCCACCTGCCCCGTGGGCTTCAAGAGCAGAAGTCATATCATCCGCCTGCGGTGCTGTGTTCACGCCCGTCTGTCTTTCAAAAGCCTCAACGTGTTCCATGAGGCTGTCTTCTGTGATATTGTTATTCTCCATATCCTAATCGTAAATTCCCTCAACGATGGTTGTCGTCATCGTCCTTGTCTTACTTATTATAGAGTAGGTCTTATCCTCGGCTGAACGCTTCGTGCTTAGCTTCAGCATATCAACGAGCTGTTCGTTTATGTAGAACTCAAGCTCTCCAAGGACGGGGTTCATATTCGCTGAATAAGTAGGCTCAATATCAATCGGCTGATTATTGTCATCGTAGACACGCAGGTATATCAGACCATTCACAGAAGACAAGTCAAGTAGGTCTTTCCTCTTGTTGTCGTATAGACGGAAGACGTAAAGGCTTGGGGACTTGTGTAGCTTAAACAGCGAGCCTTCTTGTGTCGTGTAGATGCCTTCCCCGTGTACATTGACCTGAATATCCTGGGAGTTGTAGAATACCTTTTCGTATATGATGCTTTCCTTCTTAGACGTATCATCCAATACGGGGGCATGTAATCCTGATGGGTTTTCGTTTTCATACTTCAGCGTGACCTTATCCACGTGGAGGTTAAGAGGTCTATTGGCAGTATGCCTATACCTATCAAGCTCACTACCTGATATGCTCAGAGACGCTGTTCGTACAACCTGAGTGAGGTCTTGTCTATTGACAAGGCGACACGTGTAAACCACCATAACGGAAGATACGTCATTCTCGGGGATACGGATTATCTCATCATCAAAGATGGTTGGTCTGAATGAATACCTATATGACGATTTGCCATCCTTGTCTCTCTTGGAGTAGTTCTCCGTAAACGAGAAGGAAGTCTCTTCGGGAGGTGTCGTTGGAGAAGGGTAGTACTTCGTTACCTTCATCTCGTGCATCGTCACCCACCTGCGCTCGTCTGCCCCACCATACTGAGAATTGAAGTCTGCCCAGCCTTCGTTAGCGAGGCTCTTCTCACCGAAGTAAAGGTCAATACCACGGCTTTCAATGGCATTCATTACCGAGGTATCTATTGGCGTGTAGATGTCGCTCCCCCAATATGGGTAGTAGTTGATATGACCGCTCTTCTTGTCTAATGATAGGAATACATTAAACCTATCAGCCTGAGAAGCCGATGGTATCGTAATCCTAAACTGAGGAACTTCCTCAACATCATAGGATACCCCAAAGTCGTAGCTGTCGTTATATACATCAACGATAGGCGATATATCTGCAATGAGGGCTGACTGCTGTTTGAATAGGAGGTATCCATTAAGCTCAAACCCTTGGGCATACTGCATACTTGACAAGGAGGGAACTTGGAAGGTTACAATCCTATCAAATACCTGACTGCCATACGTCAATGGATTTGGGATGATCTTCTGATAACGCAGGAGAAGGTCGTAGTTGATAAGGATGACTGCGAGACAAGATACATCCCCCGTAGTCGTCTCACCCAAAATTCTGAGTACATAATCCACCTCGGGAGTGTACCCAGCCTTAAAGTAAAGCGTTACCTCGGAGGTTATTATATCCGAAGTAACGATGGTCTTTCCTTCAAGAAACTTGTGGGTAGGCTTTGTTATCTTAGGTGCGAAGACAAGCCCGTGAGTATTATACACTCCGTCCTTATCCACGTCCATAAGTATTGACCTATACCCTCTTCCACTATCAACAATCGTGTACTTATGGGATGCACCTGATTGCACGCCCTTGGTACTTGCGTTGTTGTAGCTTATTAGTATATTGTTGTTTAGTCTGCTTATTATATTTGTTCCAACCATAGAATTAGAATATGCGGTAAGTAAGCCCAACTCCAACCTGAGGGGTTAGAATGACCTGCTGGTTATACAACGAAGCACCATACCCTACATAGGCGGATATGGAAAACCTCTTGATGAACGAGAAGCTCTTTTTCTTTTCTGTGACCTTCTTTTTGAAATACTTGCTTTGCGATATATCAAAAAGCGCACCTTCAACCTTATCTATGGAGACCAATGGGTTTGTGGAGCGAACGAGTACGGAGAGCATACCATTCTTATCCTCAACGATGTCATAGAATAGCCCTGAGGTCATTTCAATCGTGGATATAGTCGTCTCCATATTAGCAAGGTCTACCTTCCCTTTAACAACGACCTTATCATTTTCGGAATAGGTCTTGTCGTAGTTATATACGAGGGTGGTATCGTTCTCCTTGACGAGAGGAATTTTCAGGGTATCAATCTTGGTTGTTGTCACCACCTTGGTGATGACAAGAGGATTGTCCTTAAGTTTCTTATACTCCTCTTCAAGAGAAGCAAACTTTGTCTTAAGGGCTTCCTTGTCGTGCTCCACAAGGAGTCTTTGCTTGTACTCCTCACCGAGTTTGTTTTGATAAGAAGAGAGGCTGTCCACATAGTAGACAAGCTCTCTCTTTACGGAGCTTTTGCCGTTCTCTCGTGCCAAGTACATTAGAAACCCAACAGCGAGAGTAGCGACAGCCCATATGATAAGATGCTTCTTCTTCATATGCCTATTTAGCTATGGATAAAGGATTTGCATATTATAGACATACTACTTATGCACCATTTCTAAAAAGCGAATGGGGTATCAATTCCTTCGCCTTCTAAGGTCATTGTTATGAGGTCAATGAAGATACGGAAACGCTGTGGCGTAGACAAGATGAATGCCTTGAGCTTGTCAATATCCTCCTTGCTGTTGATATGGTGGGGAATATCGTCATCCGTAATGTTTGCTCCCATAGGTTGCATCAGCCGATACGAATGGAGGATACTATCTCTTGGAGCGTCATCAAAGTTGGGGTCTAATGACTTTAGCATACCGAACTTGCAGTACTTACTCTCAAAGATGAGGTCAATGATTACTTTCGCTGTTGAGGTACATTCGTCTTCGGTGAGTACGTCATATTCCATCGTTGGGTGCGGGAAGTAGTCTTTGATACGTTCTACGACTGCCGACATCACCTCCTTGTTAGGAGTTTTGAAGTTGCTATCTCGTACGGATGGAAGGGGCTTGACAAGGGTGAAGTACAAATCAGTATCTTTCTTGAAGACCTCGTACAGCTTCTCGCAAGCGATAGTCTTGCAGGTAAACATCATTTCCTCAAGAGGTGCTCTCAACTCCTGGGACTTGGTGTAGTCGTGGTCGTCATCCGATAGCGTGCGGAGAATAAACGTAACGAAGCGAGCGTCATTGTACGTGTTCTCAATGTACTTCCGCTTCTCTTCGTTGAAGACGTTTGTCGTATCAGCCGTCCCCATCATCTGCATTGACTTAAAGATAATGGAATTGTATGCGTGACGATAAATCCACGATGCTGTGAAGTGCGATACACAAGCTACCATAAGTTTGCATACCATTTCAAACTGCTCCTTGGTAATGCCCTCGGATAGGACATCCTCTACGGCTTCAGAGATGGCAACGCTCCACTCCTGCGTCTCCGTGATGGAGTTACGAACCCACTCCGAAGCATCGTCAATAGTAGCCTTGGACTTGAACTTGCTGTAATGAACATCAGCGAAGCGAGTTGAAAGGAGCTGGTCTCTTCCAAGCCCCGTGTAGGTACGAGCAAAGAAGAGGTAGTCGTTGATAATCTTATGCTTCAGGAAGATGCTAACTCCGTCAGGGTCGTTCTCCACCTCGTCAAGCGGGCTGTTGTTTGCACCGAGATAAGCTGGGATAGTAATGGACAATCGCCCTTCGTGGAAGACACTGCAAATATCGGGAATGATGTTGTAGTAAATCTCTCTAAGTATCTCCTTCTGCGAATGGAGGCGGATGCTGTAATCACGATGGATAGCCCTTGCAATCATAGGGGTAATATCTCTGTTCAGACCATATATACCATCTTCTGCCTTGGATACATTCTCCAAGAAACCAAGCTCCACGTCATAAACGGAAATATCCTTGATAACCTTACTCGTATAGGTACAGAGTGCTTCCTTTGCTACGATGTCAGATATATTCTGCTTGACGCAAAAGTCAATCTTATCTGCGAGTTCAATGATTTTCGTGCGAGAGTTCTTTACGAAGTTCAGCATCTGCTCAACCTCATCAACACCGATATGATTTCCTGCATTCTTCCCTTGGTACTCAAGGAGTATTTCAGGGATACATACATTCTCCATTGGCTTGATGCCGAGGAAGTCCATAAGGAGTCTTGCTGTCATCAGCCAATAGGCGAGCTTGAAGCGTTCTTCATCAAGTCCGCTAAGCGATGATACTAATCCTCCAAAGTAATGCCTTACAGCCGTTGTAGGCTTCTTAGACCTTGTCTTTCTGCGAAGGGTCTCTTCTCCTCCCTTGTATATGCCGATAGCTGACCTAAGGAGTTCGTATTCTTGGGTAAGGTTACGCTTATTCATAAGGTCAAGAGCAACCTCCTCACCGACATAATACATATCGTTAGCAAGGAGGACAGCATCAAAAGCCTCAGAGATATACTTGTTAAGCAAGAGACTAAACCCCTTCTTGATGAGGTAGTTCTTGTTTACCACATACTCTTCTTTGTCGGTTATATTAACCATAGCATCAACGATGCCGTCCCATTTATTAGGTACGTACTGCATACTTAGGATTTCATTAGAGTTCGCACAAAGATACGAAGATTACAAATACAAAGCAAGTGGGGCAAGCCCCCATGATGACTCACCCCACTTAAAAATAAAAACTCAAAAAAATATGAATACAATGAGTCTACTAAGAGACCAACTTATTATATAAGGTCATAATTTTGCTCTGCGAAATGATATTGTTTCTCGTCTGAGATACATTGCTCTCGTAGTTGCGAGCCGATGCGTACCTCTGACCACTCGCACTCACAAAGCCTCCTCTAAGTAGCTCCTCTGCGCTCTTCTTCCCATACTGAAGGTAGTTCTTCTGCATAAGTCTGCAATAGGGTTCTACAGATTCATCAGGATGCGTATAAACGAACTTAGTCTCACCCGTATCAAACAGCCCCACGGAGAACGCTGAGTTGGTCGTACGTGGTCTACCCATCGTAGCGAAGTTACCTTCAATCTGACACTGAGCAAGAGCAAGGGAAATATCCAGCTTATACTTAGCGCACATGGAAACGAATACCGAACCACTCATTCGCTTAGCCCCCTTACTCTTGGATGCGATGTACTTGTCCACAAGGGTGACAAGCTCGTTATAAACATCCTTCTTGCTTCCTTCAAATTGTATAGGCTTGCCAATATCCCCGTGCGGGGTAAACCCACCCGACATTGGGTTTACGGGTGCAGATGTTCCTCCGCTATAAGAAGAGTCGTATCCTCTACCGATATACCCTTCGTCAGAAGTCTTACCGAGGTTAGATGACGAGCCATACGCTCTCGCATTAGGATTCAGATGAACCTTACCCGAGTCGTCAATGGTGATAGGAGATATGGCTTCGGGAGGTAGCCATTCCCTTCGGCTGAGGAAGACCTCTGTTCGGTAGGATACGATTTCATCCGTAGAGGTAGCCGTAATGGGAGGACGCTCGTAGATATACCTAATACCCGTTGTGACGAACCAACCTGAGTAGAACATCATAAAGTTATTCGCCCTATCCATAGTCTTCTCAAAGACAGACTGAGGGGTCTCTCCTTCCTCTCTTGGATTGGATACTGACGAGTTGAAGAGCATATCTATATTAGACTGCTCAAGAAGCAACGTGGGGACTTTCTGACCTCGGTATATAAACGTATTAAGCCCATTAAGAGTGCATACGAGCGTTAGCTTTTCAAGCTCAACCTTGTTGATTAGGTTGTGGTAGTACGCCCTGATGTAGTTCTTATGCGTATTACCCGTAGCTCCATTCGTGTTACCCGACTTGCCGTCACCATCGGAGAAGACGTGGCTATCGCCACCCCATACATATCGTACAATCGTCTCCGTATCGTTATCAGCAAAGGTCTCGCCCGTAACTCCGTTATTGTATCCGTCTCTCGCTCTACCCCTCAGGATGATATGGTCTTTTATCTTGTCCTTGTTGTAGCAAGGTTCAATTCTAACGACCTGCCTATTCTGAGGGACACCCGAACCTGCAAGAGCTTGGTTGTTCATATTAACGTCAAGCTCTATGACATGCCCGTACTTAGATGAAATAGCCGATGCCTTATTTTCAACTCTATACCTCTTTACGAAATACGGGGTCTTATCCATCTGAGGGATGTTACTAAGGACTAAAGGTATAGCCTCAAAGTCAAACGCACCATCCTTCTCAACGGCATTCTTAGCGTACGAGCGGTCTGCGAACTCACGACCCGTAATGGAAACGAATGCCCCCCAATCAATAGAGCCATCGTCCGCCTTCGTACGACCAAGCATCGTATTGACGTTGCTAAACGTAAGATTGAGGAAGGGGTCTATCCATCCGTCAAAGAAGCTCTCCTCGTCCCTCCACGAGTGCGCAATTATATCCTGAATGAAGTCAATAGGCTTTTGACCATACAAGTACCAAGCCTGCTGGTCAGTAGTATCCGACTGAACACCCGAAACGTAACCAAGCCTATACCTCTGACAGAAGTCACGTATCGTCTCGTGGGACGTTCCGCTGAATGCGTATTGATGCCCCTCTGTATATAAATTTGGAACGTTAATATCACCCTTGATTATCATCTGATAGTAAGCCTGCTCGTCCTGAGACATGCTTGACTGATTGATATTCGTGATAAACACCTTGGTGATACGGAAGTCGCAACGTAGACTGCGCATGACATCAGACATAGGTCTCATAAAGACAGAGATGACATCACCATCCTTCGGTTG